CGTCATAAATAGCATTGTGAAATATTTTTGTGGAAGGAGCTTCTAAAACATCTTTCAGCCAGTCTAATACTTTCTTACGATCCATGTTCCCACCACCTTCATGAGCGATTGGAAAGTATCCTTTGTAGTAAGAAGTTGCGACGGCTATGCCTATCACTTCTCCATTACCAATAATAGAACCGGATCCTTTTTTAATAAGATCAGGATCTTTTGTTTCTAGATCGATTGCAATTTCATCTACCTGTCTCAGGTCTGGAAATTCCGTTGGCTTCACCCATTCAGTCTGGGCTTCAAATCTAGGAATTCTCATTTCAAAAGTTTGCTTAAATCTTTAAGTTTCACTTTATTATTAATGACTCCTTTCTTTGATAAGTCTTTCCATTTATTGTAGCCATCTATCCAACTTTCTTGAGGGCCATAATCTCTTTCAATTATCATATCAATATAATGTTTAGCCTTTTCTAGATCTTGTACTTCTCCTTTATGCTTGTGTCGGCAGATATATTTAATAGCATTTCCTTCTGCAAAAAGCAATTTATTGTCATTTATAAACTGTGCGGGCTGAACTTTCATATCTTTATAATGGGACCCCCCAATTTGTTTTTTATAGGCCCCTAATTTTTCTTCTAGGTTTTTATATTTACTTTTTAACTCATGATAAGCAACTTCATCCATCGTATCTAATGGACGATTATTTCCTTTATTGTATACTTTCGATGTCATATCCTTTGTCCTCCTTTTTTGCCGCCATAATATATAAATTTTGTTTAGCACGTGTGACGCCCACATACCAAATCCGGTGTTCTTCATCTTCTTTATCAGGACTTTTTTCAACAGCTTCCCTGATAGTTTTGGTATTATCTAAAATGAGTAAAACATTATCAGCCTCACCTCCTTTTGCTGCGTGAATCGTTGATAGTTTAACTCTAGCTTCTTTGGATAATTCTTCACCTGCCTGTATCATATTTCTAATGTAGAGACTGTCTTCAGGTTCTGTTTCAAAAACTTCGAACCAGCGTTGAGTATTGCTGTAACCAAACTCTTTTAAGTTATACATTCTTTCTTCTTTTTCTGGAAATTCCTTTCCCAAGTATTCAAATAAATCTTTACATTCAGAAATAGATAAGAGAGAACCATGAGTCCAGCGTGTATAGTTTTCAATGGCAGCATAGAGACGGGCCGGATAGCTCTTTCTCTTTTTATATTCAAAATAAATTCCCATCTCTCTGAGAAGGGGTTTAAGTTTTATTAATTTGTCATTGTATCGAGCTAACACTAGCCATTTTCCTTTCTGTAAAGGCGCATCTTCGATAGAGGTAAGAAACTGTCTGGATCCATCTTCATCTCGTGCTTTCCATTCTTTTTTTAATCTTCGTTCATCTGGTATTCTACTTAAAATATTGTCAGCAATATGTTGAATCAGTTTAGGAACTCGATAAGATTGCGGTAAAATTATTTCTTTCGCTGGTTCTTGTTGAAATCTTTTGACGTCTGCCCCTGCCCAACCATAAATGGCTTGATCATCATCGCCAGCTAAGATAATATATTTAGAATTTTTCTTTAAGATATCAAACATCTTCCACTGAATCGGCGATAAGTCTTGGGCTTCATCGATAAAAACGACGTCATATTTTGGACATATTTCGGCCATAATGAATTTTTCAATCATGTCCGTGAAATCTTTAAGATGATAGGACTCTTTGTAGTTATCTAATTCCTCTTTTAAAATGTATAATAAGTTTTGGTCCAGGTCTTGAGAATACATATCGGTATTGTATTCATCTTCAATGGGTATTTCTTTTATTCGGGCTGCATTAATGATGTTAAAGTATTCGCTATCAGAATCGACGAAGCCGGTTTTCTCTTCTCCATTACTATAGACCGTTACTTCAATACCCAGACTCCTACCTATATCTTCGTAGTGTTCATCTTGCATAACTTCACTTTTCTTCATGCCTAATTTCCAAAAAGCCAGAGAGTGTAGAGTTCTAAAATGTTCTAATTGTTTTTCCTTGATGTCTGGATTCTGATCCAACATTCTTTCCTTAGCTTCGGTAGCAGCTTTCTTGGTAAAAGCAAAATACCCTATCTTATCAAGAGGAGTTCCTAGCTTGAGAAAAGTTTGGGCATAGTGTAGGAGGCGTGTTGTTTTCCCTGTTCCCGGAGGCCCGAGTATTTTTCTCATCATAAGATATCCGTTTTATGTTTTAATTTTGTATGATGAATAGGAACGTTTTCAAATTCTGCGATAGAAATTTTTACGACATTCTTAGTAGGTGTATTATATTTTCCCTTGTCTTTGGTAGGAAATCTTTTCTGCTCCATAAATTCTATGCCACATTTTTCATAGGTTACCTCCATCATGGCGCCGGTCTTGTCTTCGCTATATTTCCAGTTCTTGGATTTTAGTTTGTCATAAAATTTATCAAATTTAAAAAAAGCATGTCCATCTTCAATTAATACGGTTCCTGTTTTAAATCCGGCATCGTTCATAGCTTTAGGACCATTAATCTTGGCATGTAGTACATCATGTAATTTTTCTTTAGAGCTTGTTCCGATAGGGGGATTAACTATTTTTTGTGTTTTCCATAAGGCATCTAGGATGGTTTGATCCTCATCGCCTTTAATAATTGGTGGAGGAAATCCAGCAGCCTTAGCTATTGCGTTTCTTCTTTTACGTTGATCAGTAACATGTTCCACTGAACGACAGTGAACGGTTGCTGTTCCAATTCCATCAGATTTAATAACATCAAATTCATATTCTGGTTCAGGATCGAGTTCTATTTTTTTAAGGTTAGTTAAGACAGGATAGGTTCCTTTCGAACCAGCCAAGACTCCAAATTTTTTCTTAACACATATTCCTTTTTTACAATGATCGCTAATAGGACTTTGAGTACAGGTATATCCTTTTAAAGATCGTGCCCAGGATCTTACTTTGGCATTTAGTAATTTATCATCCCATGCATTGGCATCTTGTTCAGCAAAATATTTAACAGGAGCGTTCTTAACTTTTTGTTTCCAGGTGTCCTCATATTTCATCTTAACAAAGACATGGTAGTTATACATGAATCGATCTTTGCCATCGAAGTGAGGGTCTTTCATAATGGTAGATAAACTAGCTAAACAAGGAGGACCATCTTTAAAATCTTCGTCCGCTCCTTCAAAAATTTTTTTATCAATATCATCGGTGATAGTAGTGAGTTGATCTGGATCAACTAAGTTAGATTCAACTAAGGGTATGAATTGTTCAAAAGTAAATTCTGTTCCGTCGGTATTTAAAGCTCTTCTTTCTGTCTTATTAAAATAAGGCAAATTAATAAATTGTCCTGGTCTATATCCCCCTCTTTCAAGATCCTTAGTTAGTTGAGTTTGTTTAGGAAAAATTTCTGTGTCTGATTTTAATTTAAAAAGAGGAAGGAGATTACTTAAAAAAGATTTTAAGATTGCTGCATCTACAAACTTTCTCATAAAGATGTGTAGATGAAGTCCTTTACTTTTTGATAGAATAGGTATGAGAGGTAGTTTGTATTCTTGAATTTTGTCTATAATAAATTTTTTATCAAAGTGCTCGTAGTTCGCTGGATCAATATCAATGAGTCCAAATTTAGTTTCACCCTCTTCATTACAGGGTTGAATTCCAATGGATTTAGTCCCATTTAAATGCTCATTATAAATATTATCTTTAAGTTCTTCATAATTCCAGCGATAGTCTCCTGGTTTTAATTTAAGTTTTCCGCTGTCTGGATCAACGTAGGCGTTCTTAATATTAGCGACACCATACGCTCCACGATAGCCATCAAAAATCTGTATGTATTTCTTTTCCATAAATATCTTTTCATGGGCCCTTCAGTCTCCCTCCAGGCCCACGTCATGCATGATTTCTTCTTCCGAAGAAANTAGAAATGNGATACAGACCCTTTCGGTTTATCGTCGCCATGTTTTGCTTTGANACTTCCTTTAGAAATATTTTCACAAAACATTTTAGCTTGTTGATAAGCTTGACTGTCAGTAACTGGTCCTACCTTACTTACTTCCCAACCAAACCAAGTGCCTTTGTCATTAGACATTTGAGTTGTTTTTAGTCTGTAAATATGGCTAAAAGATGCCGGAGTATATAATCCATTTTTACCTTTTAGTTTTAAACCACTCATCATTGAGTTCCA